TCTGACCTTGAGGGTTACTGTTACCCATTCCCTGGACTTGAGAGTTCATACCATCTTTAGGAGCAGGGGCTGCCCCTCCTCCACCTTGAGCATCTGCCATGAGTTTCATCATTTCCGCTTCCTGTCTAGGATCTGCAGGAGCTTCCTGTGGAAGTAACTCATCAGAGTTTTCAAAACCCATAGCATCAAGGATACGCTTAAGCATAGGACGTGCGAAAGGTCTCATCTCAGGCGGGTATGAAAAATATCTTTCCTGAGTCTGAAGAGCTAGATTAGCTTTCTCGATAGCCCGTTGCCCTTGGTCCTGAGACAAAACAACTAAGGCGTTAACCTCTAGTTTTTTGACCAACTCAGGTGTCATTGTAGCAAAGGCTGAAACGTCTCCTTCCATATACTCAAAGACCTCTGGAGCATCCATAGTGGCTATGGCTAACTTTACCATTTTAGTTATATGGTCCTCTAGCCCTTTAACGATCCGACGCATCCAACGTCTACCTATTTTGGAGGCTTCCCTGAGGGTGGCTTCAACTCCAGTTGCAGTATTTGCTGGAGCAAGAGCTTGATAATCACCCTGTGCAAGATTACTGACACCCAACCAAAGTTGGACCATACCAAATACAAAATCAATAAGCTCTTGTGTTTTAGCGTCTGCGGCTGGGATCTGAGCAAACTCAATAAAATCCTGCAACTGATTCGTCTCTTTGAGTTGGAAAATTTTTCCAGCATGTATCTCTATATCATCAGGCTCATCTTCTAAAGCCTGAGGGTGTACAGCAACGATGGGGTTAGAGGACATTTCATTCCGGTAGGACTCGCAGTTAAACTGCTTATCTATATACTCTTGATATATGTTGATTTTCTCAGGTAGACTTGGGCCCCACCAACGATTTTTAGCCTTACCAATAGCTACAGCTGTGTAAGGTATACGATTATCTGGAGTTACTTTAGCTACGTACTCATAGTAAATAGCTTTCTTAGTTTCAGGCTCTATAAACAAACAAAAATCTTGAGGATAACCTAATCCTAGAACATCTCTCTTAATCCAACATTCTACTACTTGAATTTTTGGATTCTCGAGATTATCAAAACTAAGATCTTCTTTATATTCCTTATTAGAATCAGACTCAGTGCGAGCATTAGCATCCTTTTTTATCTCGTTAACAAAGGTGTCTAAAGTAGACCATTCCCTTTCCAGGTACATTTCCTGTACCCATCCAAGGTCCTTGTCGTACAGTTCAGCTATAAAGTCAGCATCTTCTAAATTATCTACATTAGAAGGGGCTAAGAATCTGTCACTGTCGATTACGCGAGATCTTGGTCCACTGTATTTGACCTCTCTTGAAGGTACTCCTTCAGGATATTCTTCAAAGCTATGTACATTGGGGTCTAATATAAATGTAGGGTCTTCTTCGAGAGCTACAGCTGGCATACCGTCAGGACCCATGGTTTGAATAAACTTACTGTCTCCCTCAATTACAGGACCGTAACCTGGGAGCATCTCAAAATCACCGTCTGCATTATTGAAAAGAGCCTTACGGTCATAGTCTAACCATTCGGATACAATTTCTTCGTAAGTTACCTTAAGTATAGCAGCTCTCTGAATGAAAAGGTGCATATAGCACTCCTCAAGCCTCTCACGGGTTTTGCCAATCTTTTCAATCTTCCAGTGAAAGTATTTATCAAAACGCTCGGCCATAACCTCGTCTTGAGCGCCTTGAGGTACGAACTTAAAGTAAGGAGAAGTACCTGTTAGTTCATCTTCAGCTCTAGCTAAAAAATGATCTACTACTAAACTTGTTAGAGGAATAGGTACATTAGAGTGATTGAAAACAGAGTCGTGAGAATCTCTGTCAGCTCTCTCGTTGTTATACACGTTCCAAGCCCCCCGATCAACTTCTATACGCTCCTTGTTGTCGGTCTTTAATTGCTCTATACGGTCGCAAGCATATTGGACTAGCTTGTCCTCTTGCTCCTCGTTAAGTTTAAAATTTGTCGATTTCATTATACGTCAAGTCCCATATCAAGTGCTTTTCCTAAAACTCCCCTAATAGTATTTATACGGATTTCATCGAGTTTTTCGATCTGTTGTATTACTGCAGGTGTTTGCTCTTTCGCTTCCAGCACCCTTTTTCTCCTTGTATACATATTCATCTGATTTTCTGCGGAGTTCATTACTTGAATGAGCCTTACGTAATGTTTATGGCCTTCATCTGCCAAAAATGCTTTCTTCTCAGCCCCTAATAAGCTGTCTATTTTTGCCTTAGCTTTTATATAACGCTCTCTTAAATCATAGTACTTACCTATACTTGCGTAAGCGGATCCTTGAGTTTTTACTACGCCTTTTAATACAGGGATGTTTAATTTGCTAGGCTGTTCAAAACCTAAGTTCAATATCTGTGCAATATTGTCAGCTAGAGAGCCTCCGTATTGTTTAACAAAGAATTCAATACCAGATCCACTAAACTTACCATCAAGCGCAAAATCGAACTGTCCAGAAACTTCTATAGGGTCTTTTCCTAAGAATCCCATCATAGAACCTGGAATATCTTTATCTCCCCCAGCCATAGCGTTAATCCAATCAGAAACCTCATTGTATATTTTTGGAGTGTTTTTCTGAGAAGATTCAGAAGGAGCTCCTGGAACGTTTTCAAGGTAGATTGGGGAACCTGTGAACTTTTGATTACTCAACAAATCAAGAAATGGATCAAGAGCGGGTACGGGGTAGCTACTAATAGGAGACATGGTTTGCCACATGCTTGAAGCTAATTCAAGGGAGTCCCTCACTGAATGCCTTCCGTTAGTAGCCCAAGTTTTTGCTAGGTAATCGCCCAATGCCCAGAAAGAGTGCGGTCCAATACCTATAGGTATGTGAGTATATCCAGGAGCTTTACGGTCGTCTCCAAAAAGTCTGTGTGGGATTACCATACCCGTGTGTCTCTGCCTAGCTGAAACATCATCAAGGTATGAGCTGTAATCATCATTCTCTTCATCACCTCTAGCAGTTAGGGCTCTTACTAGAGCATTGTATGTAAATGAGAGCATAGCTATCTTCATAGCTATGTTAGCGCTACCTACAGCGCCTCTGGCAGCTAAAGCTTTAGCAAACCTACGACCACCCTGTATACCTGGATTAGCAAATTGGAAAACAGCATTCAATTGCTGAGACATGGTCCCACGTTTATTGAAGTCTACAGTTACATTTCTAGCTTGAGTAATAAGAGCTTCGAAGTCTTTACCTGCTTTCAAGCCCTCCATGATCACTCTTGCACGTAGTACGTTTTCTAAAGATGTGTTAAGTCTATCTACAGCTGAGGTAATTACTTTAAGGTTACGTTTAACAACATTACCTTCTCTGCCTTTCTTGGCTGCATCTTTCATAGAAGCCATAATCTCAGGTACAGATTCGAACTTGTAGAAAGCGGTTTTACCTCCGTGTTTATCTAGTAAATGATAAGCAGCTGTGATGTCAGTCTTTGCTAAGTTCCTTAGCTCTTTCTCTTCCATCTTATCCAAGCCATTAAGTACTTTACCGTACTTATCTATATTCCTTTCGTACTTCATGATGCCTAAAGCATCTTGAGATATTCTAAGAGGGTTAGCTACTTTACCTGCTATATCAGAAAATTCTTTAGACTCCTTTAAGTTAAACCAAGCAGTCATAGTATCCTTGATAGGATTCCTTAACCAGAACTCTGGGCTGTAGGATGTGCGGATCCGGGACATGTACTTGGTTGTCATGTTTAAATAACCAATCCAAGTTCCTAATTGTTCGTATGTTAAGTTCTTAGCTGCAGAAGCTAGTAAAGCTCCCTCGCTTTTATCAGAAAACATAATAAGCTTAGACTCCCCGTCTTCTTTAACAAATAAGGCTAGGGATGGGTCTTTGATTTCGGCGGGAACTTCTAACTCATCGATTTGAAATACACCATTAACTATTTTACTAGATACCTTAGCAGTCTTTTTTTGGTTATCTGCAAACAGTCTTTTGAATAAATCTGCTGCAGCCGTATTGCCTGCTTCTTTCTCAGCAAAAAGTTCGTTATAAATATTGTTTATAGCATTAGCAGATTTAGAACGCATAGATCTAATAACCGCATCCGAGTAGTCTTGAGTGACATGACCGAATATCGTGTTTATATCTGCAAGAGTATTATACTCTCTACCAGTGGCTGCCATTTTAAAAGGCCCCCGAGGCATATCAAAACCTTTACCAGTAGCCATACTGGTTCCACTTAAAATATCTGCTATATCCTCAGCGTTTTGATACTGAGCGTCGTCTCCAAAAACTCCTTTTAGTGGAAGCCTTCTAAAGTCTCCAAAGTTAACACCTAAACGATGTTTAAACTTGAACTTGGATGATGCAGCTCCTTTCATTCTATCGTAAGAACCTGTATCAATAAGTTCGGACTCCCTCATAAGCTCGAGAGACTTTCTATGCATATCAAACAAGGCTTTTACAGGATTATTCCTGTGCATAATAAATTTAGCCATGTTAGAGTTACCTTCTAACCTATCGATTATTTCCTGTGCTTGAGAATTAGTCATTCCAGAACCCATAGATTCACCAGTATCTGGATCCACTATGTCTGGCTTACCCATTCTTTTTTCTCTGTTATCCTTAATAGCTGCGTTAGCTTGAGGAGCTGTGAGAGCGTATAGATACCACCCTACATCTTGAAGATCAGCTTGAGACTCATACAAGGCATCTTTAACAGGGTTTACGTACATCCTGTTACCTTCATCAAGTAAGGCTCCTGACATTCCCATACCTTGATAAAACTTATCGTAAGCTTTTAAGCCCTTAGCCCTGAGCCCTTTGTCGTCTGTGTTAAGGGCACTCATCAAAGACTTTTCTAATTTTAAGAAAGGACCAAACTGTTCTACGAATTTACCGTAGATTCCAGTATGACCACGAAGAGCTCCTTTACCTAAATCAAGCTCGTTATCTTCAAGCTTTTCGTTGATCTTTTTATTCTTCCATAAGTTATACCTACGGGTAAATGCGTCCGAGAATAATGATAGTAGTCTAGGGCCACGAGTTCTACTGAACATGCTTGTTGAGTAGTTAGAACTGAGTCCTGGATCTACATATGAATCGTCATCCATTTTATCAAACAACTTTTCCCACCCAGCTCCAGAGTCTGATGCGGTTTCTGGGTTTGCTTCATCTTCAGTTTTCTGAGGACCTGAAGACTGACCGTCTCCGGAGATATTCTCAGAGTCAGGGGAGTATCTATTAGCTTCTTTGTCGATAGCTCTTTGCTCTGCTATAATATCTTCAGCAGTGCTTATACGCATACCTCCCATGTGGAATACTGATCTGGTAAGGAATCTCAGTTTGGACTTGAGCATCTTATCACCATTAACGATGTCATCTACGATGTCTTCATGTAGAGACCTGTCTTGCTGGTAAACGTAGTCTGCTTTTGAGTAGGCTTTAAGTGCTTGTCTTGAAAGCTCTATATATTTCTTTTCAGGACTTTCTGCTAATTTAGATAATGATTCACTTAATGAAGAAGCTAATTTT